GTAGATTTGCGCTACAACCCTCTTTCGATTGAGGAAGACTACTTTATCCCAATTAGAAACGGACAGTCTTCTACGGACATTGTCAACCTTCCTGGTGGACAATTCACGGCACAGATTGAAGACGTTAAGTATCTTCGAGACAAATTGTTCTCGGCATTAAAAGTTCCTCAATCTTATCTATCGATGGGAGAAGGTGCTACTGAGGATAAAACAACTCTCGCACAGAAAGACATTAGGTTCGCAAGAACGATTCAAAGACTTCAGCGAGTGCTTATCTCGGAGTTGGAAAAGGTCGGCATCGTGCATCTTTACACAATGGGATATCGTGGAGACGACTTGTTGAACTTTAAATTAAGTCTTAATAACCCATCAAAGATCGCAGAGATGCAAGAGCTCGAACACTGGAAGACTAAGTTTGACATTGCTGGTGCAGCAACAGAAGGCTACTTCTCTCGTCGTTGGGTTTCAGAAAACCTATTGGGATTATCTCAAGAAGAATATCTACGAATGCAACGAGAAATGTTCTCCGATAAGAAATTCATGGCAGCCCTAGAGGCCGCTGCTGAAGCCGACTCTGGTGGTGACTCCGGTGGTGGCGGTGGAGATCTTGACCTTGGAGGAGACTCTGGTGGAGATCTAGATCTTGGTGGAGACTCTGGTGGAGGTGATGAAGCACCAGCTGACACAGGTTCAGACACAGAACCAGATCTTATGGCAGAACCACCAGCAAAGCGAGATGACGACGCAAAACCTCGAGGACCTTATAAGAGACATAAGTTGACCTACAGAAAAGGTGGAATGAAAAAGCAAATGAATAACACAGCCTCAGGAGAGATAGGCACAGCGAGAAAAACATTTCCTGGAAAACTCGGCTTTGGTGGATTAGACTCTCTCTCGAGAGGAGTGACGGAAGCTGTTGATTTTGGAGAGAAAGAACTATTTAAATCTGAAGCAGAAATCAAAACGCTTCTAGAATCATTGAAAAAAAAGGAAGATACAGATGAAACATAATAAGAAAAGAAATACCGCTTTTCTTTACGAATGTCTGATTCGTGAATTAACAAAAGCAATTGTTCAAGAAAACAAAAGCAAACAAACAATAGTCAAGGGTCTTTTAAAAGAATTCTTCTCAAAAGGAAAGGCTCTTAAACAAGAGCTTGATATTTATCGATCCTTACTAGAATCAAAAGAATTGGAAGCAAGTTATTCTCGTCGCTTGTTGTCTGAGACAAAAAAAGACTTTGAGGCTGTTGATCGCAAAGAAGTGTTTAATGAGCAGACAAGTCTTATTAACAGAATTAACAAGTCATTGGGAAGTGATTCATTTGGTATCTTTGTTCCAAACTATAAAGATCTTGCCACTGTAGGGATGTTCTTGCAGCAAGATAAGCTATCAGCCAAGAAGCGCATTATGCTTGAAGACAACTGTGTAAAGTATCTTGGAAGATCAGAAAAGGTCTTGACCGAAATGAAACACATTGACAAATTAGAATTTAGCATGTTTGTCAACAGATTCAATAGCACTTACGAACACTCTTTATTGAAAGAGCAAAAAGATCTTTTAACAAACTTCATTACATCATTTTCTGATAATGGATTGGGACTTAAGTCTTATCTAAATTCAGAAATTGGACGACTCAAAGAAGCCGTTAGCACCGAGATTGTAGAAGGTCGAGATCCTGCTCTAAATGAAAATTTTAAAAAAGTTAAGGCAAAGCTGGATAGTTATGCAACTCAAGCTTTAAATGAGGCCGTGGTTGAAGAAATCTTTTACATCCAAGACCTTTTGGCGGAGGTAAAGAGACATGTCAGTTAAAATTCAAATAGCTCAAGATCAACCAACTGAAGAAGTTGAAGATACAAACGTAAAGATAAAAATAAAACAAGTGGACAAACCAGAAGAGCCATCTGAACCCACTATCAAGATTGAGATCATAGACAAAGAACGAATTGAGTTTGAACTAAAAGCAAAGTCAGCAGTCAATGGAGACTTGATGATTTTCGCTCATCGTGACATCGACATCGTCTTGAATCAAAAAGATCGAAAAGTTACTGCTTTTGCAAAAGAAATGAATTCAGATTTTGTTTACGGCGCTGAGTCTCGTTTGTTCGAGTTTCTTAGAAAAAAGGGAGTTCTAGAGTTTGACTCTATTCAAGGTGGAAACATCTATGGATCAATGGAAGGTAGGTTGATGGATGCCAAAGAGCACGATGTCAACAAGATTACACTATTGGCAATTCACGAATGGATGAAGGATGAAGCTCCTTATGTAAATCGACTAAAAGGTCACGATGAAGACATGGAAGATCACATGGTTAAGCCTGACGGAGAATACTCCACAGAGCTTGGAGAAGTTCCTCACGAAGATCAGAAAGGTTCAATCCGACAACGCAACTTGTTTGCACCTTATTTATATGGACGGTACACATACTAATGCGACAAGACGTTATTATGGAAGGATGGAGACGATTCCTCAAAGAAGAAAAGGCTCGCGGAACTCGACTTGATGATAGCGAAGTCTGCTTAAGAGTTGGCATTTCGCCCGGCAGTGATGCAGAGTTCACAATGTACACTCCTGGAAAAGGAACAGCAGCCCAGATGATTTCTGATTTACAAATAATCGGAGAAGTTACTTTGTCAAGCTTGAAGAGCGATGGCCCGTGCTTAAAAGGAGATGGCATGAATCCATCTTGGCACATCGAAGCAATCCACACTGATGAGAAATTTAGAAATGTCGGATACGGAGGATTACTTTATGGGTTTGCATTTTATGTAGCAGATCAAAACAACGCTGGTCTTACCTCAGACAAGAACGTTGGATCGAAAGAAGACGCAGTTGATAAATGGAAATCATTCGAAAAGAATTCTCAAACCTTTGACAAAGTAGAGACACCAGCTGGTAATGACACGTTCGATTATGACGAAGACACTCCAGACCCAGATGATGATTGCGATGTTCTAGTATCAGACTCAGACAACGCAACCGACTATAGTTTAGACCACAAGAATCCACAAATCTATGAACAGTCAATCGCAACTTACGAAGCAAACCATATGGACTTTCTTGATGAAGTTCTAAATTCAGGCTTCATGAACGAGCGAGAGTTCAACAAGTTCCTAGACCAAGCTGCGTTTGCTAGCTTTAAAAGAAATTACGATGAGTCAGTTTGAATGAAAAATTGGAAACCACTATTTATCGAGAACAGCAAGATTCCTGTTTGGTTGTCTTATTTGGCACCTATTGACATTGGAGCAATTACTCTTGGTCCCATCGTCATCTCTCGTGGTGAAATGTCCGAGGAAGTTAAGCGTCATGAAACAATCCACTATCAGCAATATCTAGAACTAGCGTTTGTTGGATTTATTGTTTTATATCTTGGTTGGTGGACACTGAATCTTTTGAAAGGCCAAGGCGGAGACGAAGCCTACTTCAACATCCCATTTGAGAGAGAGGCTTATTGTAACGATGAAGATGAAGACTACTTAGAAAACAGAAAGAGGTTCGCTTGGACACATTACATTTCATTTTAGCCGCATACGGCATGACGTTTATGATTGTCTACGGAAAAATCTTCGAAGACATCCGGCCTAAGAAAGACTACACAAAGAAATGGAACACCTTATTTAATTGCCCGTTGTGTATGGGCTTTCACGTAGGTTGGGTTTTAATGCTCCTTTCCCCATTTACGGAACTATTTAGTTTCGAGTATTCTTTCGGGAATGCATTTGTTCTTGGCTGCATTTCAGCCGGAACATCTTATTTAATTTCGGTCTTAGTCGATGATTTTGGGCTAAGACTATCATCGAGACCAGGGGGTGATTATGTCGATGATTAGTACGCGCTGGATGTTACAACCAGTTCGTCGCTGCTGCTCAGGTTCGTAGCGCAAGCGGGTAACGCCCGCTAAGGGTGGAGCCTAGCTCTGCCCACCTTTTTTATTGGAGAGAAGAATGAGTAAACAATTATTAAGAGAGTTCCATGCACTATGCCCCGATGGTCGATGCTTGGATCTTCTAACAGAAAGAGAAAAGAAAGAAGTTGTCGAAGAAGGTGTGGTCTACTTAACTGGACGCATTCAGACAGCAGACAAAAAGAATGGTAACGGCCGTAAGTATCCACACAAAGTTCTCAAGAGAGAGATGGATAACTACATGGCTATCGTTAAAGACAACCGAGCGTGTGGTGAGTTAGATCACCCTGACGACTCTGTAATTAACCTTAAAAACGTTTCTCACATGGTCACCGACTGTTGGTGGGAAGGCAAGGACGTAATGGGCAAGATCAAGGTCCTAGACACTCCTAGTGGTAGAATCCTGAAGGATCTCATCAATGCTGGTGTGAAACTTGGGATATCATCACGAGGACTTGGATCAGTTCGAGAATCAATGGGATCAACAATTGTTGAAGAAGACTTTCAACTAATTTGTTTTGACATTGTATCAGAACCATCAACTCCAGATGCTTATGTTTATCCCGGAGAGAAGGCCTCAAAGCCAAATCGCTTCTCAACAAAGTTGCGAGAACAAAAAGAAAATAACATTGACAATCTATTTAAGAAGATTCTTGGAGACTAAATGAACAAAGCTGAATTAAAAAAGACACTTAAGCCACTCATCAAAGAGTGCATAAAAGAGGTCATCTTTGAAGAGGGAGTTCTCTCTGGAATCATTTCAGAGGTTGTAAAGGGAACCGGCGGTCAACGCATTGTCGAAACTCAAACCCAACCAACTTATCAAAAACCACAAATCGATTACGAAGCCCAAGAGCGTAAACGCAAAATGCAACGCCGCAAAATGCTTGACTCAATTGGTAGAGACTCTTATAATGGAGTCGACTTGTTCGAAGGAACAACGCCAATGTCTAGCAGAGATAGCGGAAGATCAGCAACATCACCTCAGGGAGCGAAAGCTCTTGATGGCGTTGCACCTAATGATCCAGGTGTTGACTTGTCTGCTTTTGGAACATCTTCGGCCGTGTGGTCAAAACTAGCAAAGGGATAACAATGGCTACCAATTATAAAATGAAACCTCGCAAAGACGAGGCGATGGAAAAATTCATCAAACGTTTCACAAAGAAATGTAAGAAGCTTGGCATCATGCAAGAAGTCCGAGACCAAAGACATTTCGTTTCTCCATCAGAGAAAAAACGTCTTGCTCGTAAAAAATGGCGAGCACGCATCAAGAAGAATAAGCAATAACTATTTAGTCCTAAAGAGAGGGGAAAATTATGAGTTCAAATTTTTACAGCGTAGGGCTAAATCACGTTGGCGCATATCAGGTAAGTGGAGTCCCTTATCTTAGTAGCTCCGCTATTCCTACTACTCAAGACGAATCCTTTAGATTTCAATTTGGATCTGTTACTAAAAAACTAATTGTCAAATCTACAAGCAATCATGATGTTAGAATGCACTTTGCACCTTATGACTTGACGGTAGTACCTACATTTGACTTTACTCAAGGTGCAAATACAAACGCTAACTTCTTCTTAATCCTAGCAGGTGAACAAGTGGAATTCAACCTTAAGTGTAAAGAAGTTTTTTTCTCGCCAACGACAAACAGTCAGACTGGTGAAGTGCAACTTTTCGCAGAGTTGACCAATATTCCTGCAAGTAGAATGTTTGACCTTGAAGGTCTCGAGGGAATTACGCAATGAGTTCATCCTATTCTGTTGGTCTTCAAAATGTTGGCTCTTACCAAGTTGCCGGCGTACCTTGGCTAAAAGACTTAAGCTTAGCATCCGGAGACAAAGTTCTATTGGAGTTCCCAAACGTGACACGCGAGATCCACGTTTGCAACGACCACAACTCAGGTGGCTCAGGACACATCCTTGAGGTTATGTTTTGTGAGCCAAAGCGTGCAATAAGTTTTAATGGCACTAGTGAATATTACTCAACAACCTTTAGCTCCCTGTCTGAACTTACTGTTTCAATTTGGGTTAAAACAGATACCACTGTTGCCAATCAAAGGATTATAGATTTTGAACCGGTTGTGGGCGCAGGTACTGGTATAAGGACTGATGGCTCTTCAGTAATTAGAATTTTGGTAGATGGCGTTGCAACCAGTGGTACGACTGTTATTGCGCCCAATACATGGTACAACTTTACTTTAGTTCTTAAAGATAGCGACAGTAAACTATTTGTAAATGGACAATTGGAACTAACATCCACAAACCCATTCGCTTCAGCGAATGAATTTCAAATAGGTGATAATGGCTCTGGTGTTAACTTGGATGGAACTTACGACGAAGTTGCATTGTTTTCTAGCGCCCTAACTGATCAAGAAGTTCGAAGCCTATGGAATGGAGGCGGAATGATTCAACCAGCACACCCTTCTCTCATTTCTTACTGGGCTTTCGAAGACAACAATTATAAGACATTCTATTCTACACCAGATGCATTGGGAACTGTTTTAGACAGGGTTTCTGGTAACGATCTCATACTGAATGGTTTGACATCAAACGTTTCATTCGTTGATGGTCGCTTAATCGAAAACGCCGAAGCACGTCACAAAATTCAACTGGTTGGGCAAGAGCAGATAACCATGGAATGCAAAACCAAGCAAGTTTTCTTGTCTTGTCCGAACAATGCAACCATTGCAAGCGTCTGTGCTTCTCTTACAAACATTCCAGCATCTCGCATGTACGATCTGACCGGACCGGGAATCGATGAGTAATGGCAAAGGAATTTGGATGGGCATATGTTGTCGGTCGACAAGGATCGGGTCCTAAAGGATCTATCCAGCTTGCCGGACCAGGTACTGAACTTGAGCACGATCCAAATCTTATTTGGTCGGATGATCTCAACTCGCTTCTTGTTTCTGGAAACATTGTTGCTCACAACTTTGAAATCCAAAATCAAACTCAAACAGTCTTTCATTTCGAGGTCTCGGGCTCTTCAGTCTTTGGAGACACGCCAGACGACTTACACCAGTTCACAGGTTCCTTAAACGCATCAGGCAACGTCACAGCACACAACTACTATGGCTGGGGTGGAGACCTAGATGGCGTTCCGATCAACTATTATACAAACCACGGAGACAATCGTCTTGTAACCTCTGTCAACGATAACACGGTTAATGCCGAAGCTAACCTCACATTTGATGGTGCAATCCTCGATGTTGTTGGAGACATTCAAGCATTGGAGATCGATGCATCTCAATTCAGCGGCTCTATTGGGCTATTCGATTCAGTTGATGTTAATGACATTCAAGTTGAACAATTCACCGATGGAACCCTTACGATTGAAACAGGCTCGATTGCGAACGCATCTCACGTTCAATCAATAACTCTCGAAGGGTTATTGACCTCTCCATCTCAAACAAACATCACAGAGGTTGGAACTCTTACAAGTCTAAACGTTGCAAACGATGCAACAATCAACGGAACTCTCTATGTTAAAAGCGCCGAGAACAAAGTCGGAGTAAATGTCTCCGACCCTCAAGCAACATCAGAGATTCTGTCAACATCAACTCAATTACGATTGACAAGTCAGCGTGGAGTGTTCGGTGTTCAAGATCTCGAATACACAGACCTTCACACAAACACAGATGGCGACTTCACCATAAGCCCATCTAACGGCAAGACAAACGTCACAGGCGATCTTAATGTTTCTGGAGACCTTGTGGTTACAGGATCCTTCATAGCCCGCACAACAGACTTCGCAGTGTCGGCAGACACTTTGACTCTTGGAGATGAAGCAACGGACACGATTGTTGTTAATGCAGACACGATGTCTGTACCAAATGGTCTTGCAATTGACAATGGGCTATTCATTAACAACGGACTCATTGGTGTTGGAGACTACTCTGATGGTGCAAAGTTTGAAATCGAAGCAACATCAAATCAATTTAAAGTTGGAACCACAACCGAAAAGCTATCTATAAGCGTCAATAATGGCTCCACAACTCTCTCAACAAACACTTCGACCTTAGACATAGCTAACGACACAAACGTGCTTGGAGAGCTCGTAGTGGGTTCTAATGGCGACATTGTTTTGGACAATATTGGTCAAGTGTCATCATCGGTCTCCGTCTCTTCAGCTGCGGGATATTTTACAATCATCACATCGACAACAATCACGAATGGCAACACAACAATTAACAGTGACAACATTGTGACACCAACTCTTGACGCAACAACAGTAAATTCCACAAATCTTGGAGGCACACTTAGCACCGCAGCACAGCCGAATGTAACAAGTTTGGGAACGCTAACTTCACTTAATGTTGCAAATGCAGCAAACATCGGAGGACCTCTTGCAATCAACAAGACAACAGCCGACAGAATGGTCGATATCAAAGACTCCGAGAACCCACAATTAAGATTGACAAACTCTGAATTTGTTTTTGGAATAAGCCAACATCGATACACAGATTTCAAAACCAACTCAACAGGCGATCTTGAAATCTTACCACAGTCTGGTAAGGTGATAATTCCCAACCTTAACTTAACAAATCTTCAACAGGGATCTGCAAATAACTTTCTGTCTGTAGACTCTAATGGAAACGTAATCTTGGCACCTGCTGTTCAATCAGGAATAGAAGTTAGAAACAGGACCGTAACCACTCAGTCCTACTCAATGGCAACAGATGATTATTTTGTAGGCATCCAAGCAACACAAAACACAACAATAACTTTGCCAAGTGCCTCATCATTATTTGACGGACAAATATTTGTCATAAAGGACGAATTAGAAAACGCAGATGTTTACACACTAACAATCGTTCCACAATCAAATCAACTCATTGAAAATAGATCAAGTATTACCTTGTCTTCTCCAGGCTCATCCATCAATATTTATTGTGATGGCCAGTCTAAATTCTTCATCATGTAAAACTTCTACATTGCCGGTTAAACCGAAACTATAGAAGTTTTTTTATTTTTTATTGACGTTTTAGATCTTCAAGACTAAACTAGTAAAAATTTATTTTCCTTTAGCTACACGAGGTTGTAGTTATGTGTAGCCCAAAGTACAATGTACTTTGGGCCTTATGATCATTATTTGGAGGAAATTAATAATGGCTAAATTATTTTTAGGAAAAGTCAAGGTTGACGATCAAGTTACAGAATTTGATATGTCAGGTTTGACCGCAGGGAAACTTACTCTCCCTACAGGTGCTATCAAGAACCTCTCAGAAATCGACGCTGGAGTTCTTCTTGGAACAGCAAACATGCCACAAGCTGGTGGTGGAAAATTAGTTCAAGAAAAACACTTGGTAGATTCTATCGATTTTGCAGAGCAAGGTCGTATGGCTATTCAATCTGATGTAGATGCTAATGAAGCAGCTGCATTGGCTGGACGTAATGCTATCCAAGCAGACGTTGACCAAAATGAAGCAGATGCTGATGCATCTTTCGTAGCTGCTGCTACTGATCGTGGCTTGGTTCGTTCTGAATTCGCTGCTGCTGACACTGCTCTTCAAGCTTCTATGGAAGCATATGCTGATCAAGCAGAAGCTGATGCAAAAGCAGACGCTGCGTTCAATCTTGCTGCAGAAGCTGTAATCGCTCGTGCTGCAGAAGCTGCAAATGCAACTGCAATCTCTGCTGAAGAGACTCGTGCATTGGGTCAAGAAGCTGCAATCCGTTCTGAGTTTGCTGCTGCTGACGCTGCAGAAGCTGCTTTACGCATTTCTGGAGATGCTGCATTACAAGGTCAATTTGATGCATTGTTGTCTGGTTCTGCTGTAGACATGGATCAATTGGTTGAATTAGTAGCTGCTTATGAGTTGGCTGATACTTCTATCATTGCTTCTATTACAGCTCTTCAAGCTGATGTTGATGGTAATGAATCTGATGCTGACGCATCTTTCGTAGCTGCTACATCTGATCGCGCTGCAATCCGTTCTGAGTTTGCTGCTGCTGATGCTACTGAAACTGCTGCTCGCATTGCTGGTGATGCTCTTCAAGCACAAAACTTGGCTTCTGAAGAAGCTGCAAGAATTGCTGCTGATGGCGTTGCTACAACTGACCGTGCTGCTATCCGTTCTGAATTCGCTGCTGCTGATTCTGCTGAGCAGACTGCACGCATCGCTGCTGACGGTGTTCTTCAAGGTAACATTGATGCAGAAGCTGCAACTCGTCTTGCAAATGATAACACTCTTCAAGCAAACATTACTGCTGAAGAAACTGCTCGCATTGCTGGTGATGCTGCAACTTTAGTTTCTGCTAAAGCTTACACTGACACTCGCGAAGCTGCAGAAGCTGCTGCACGTTTGGCTGCTGATACTACTCTTCAAGGTAACATTGATGCTGAGGAAACTCGTGCTCTTGCTGCTGAAGGTGTTCTTCAAGGTAACATCACTGCGTTGTCTTCTTCTGCTCTTGCTGCAAGAACAGGAATGGAAACATTCTTCGCTGGTGAATTGTCTACATTGCAAGCTGACGTAGACCAGAATGAGTCTGATGCTGATGCTGCTATTGCTGCAGAAGAAGCTCGTGCTCTTGCTGCTGAAGGTGTTTTGACTGCAGACTTGGCTGCTGAAGTTACAAACAGAATGTCTGCTGATGCATTCGAAGCTAACCTTTCTTTGGTTGCTCGTCAAGCTATCCAAGCTGATGTTGATCAAAACGAAGCTGATGCTGACGCATCTTTCGTAGCTGCTACAACTGATCGCGCTGCGATTCGCTCAGAATTTGCTGCTGCAGATGCTGCTGAAGCTGCACTTCGTGTTTCTGGAGATGCTGCATTGCAATCTCAATTTGACGCATTGCTTAGTGGTTCTTCTGTAGATTTGGACCAGTTGGTAGAATTGGTTGCGGCTTATGAATTAGCTGATACTTCTATCATTGCTTCTATCACTTCTCTTCAGTCTGATGTTGATCAAAATGAAGCAGACGCTGATGCTGCTATTGCTGCAATGGATGCTGCATACAAAGCTGCTGATGTAATTCTTCAAGACAACATTGATGATGAAGAAGCTCGTGCTACTGCTCAAGAAGCTATTTTGGCTGCTGAAATCTCAGCTGAAGAAGCTCGTGCTCTTGCTGCTGAAGGTGTCTTGTCTGCTGCCATCTCTACTGAAGAAGCTGCAAGAATTGCTGCTGTTGCTGCTGAAAATGCTGCAATGTTAGCTGCTGTTGCTGTAGTTCAAGGTGATGTTGATCAGAACGAAGCTGACGCTGACGCTGCAATTGCTGCAGAAGAAGCTCGCGCTATTGCTGCTGAAGGTGTTTTAACTACAAACTTGGCTACCGAGGTTTCTCGTGCACAAGCTGAAGAAGTTCGCATCGAAGGCAAGTTTGATGATCACTTTGAAGGTAAAGTTGAAGTTGCTTACTTGACAGAAACATCTTCTGCAATGGGTTCTGCTACTCACTACATCGTTAACGCGTCTACTGCAAAGTCTTTCACAGTTCCAACAATGACTGAAAGCTATTTCATTATGGTTAAAGTTGCTGAAGGTTCTGAGTCTGTAACTTTCAACGCTGGAACCGGTGAGTCTTTCGACGGTGAAACTGATGGTAACATCGTTCTTCACGCTGGAGCATCTGTTATGATGGTTAAGAAAGGCGGAGTTATGTACTTGTTCTAATCTTTTGATTAGCCTGTTCATAATGCCTTAGAGGTATTGACCTGGGCCTCAGAGGAAACTTTGAGGCCCTTTTTTTATTAAGACACATTTCTATGGAGGATTTAGAATGTCTGTAACAAAATATACTGCTGGTGTTTCAGCACCAGACGGAGGATCCGAAGGGGTTTCTCCAGAAGCAAACCACAACACTATGATCTGTATCGGCTTTGTCGAGATCGAAGTTTATGGCAAAAATGCTGGTTCATGGGAACTAGTTGGAACTACAACATCTGATGATAAAGTTGTATTTGTTCCTTTCACAACCTATTCAGAGGTTTTTTTCAAATCTAATTCAGGACAAGAAGAGCTTGTACGTGGAGTTTTCATGGAAGACTCTTTGATAAAAGCAGCAGCGCCTGCACCGTCAGCAATCGCTGATGTTAGTGATGTTCCTGCATTTACTTCATCAGATGCTGGGAAAGTCCTATCTGTTGACGCAGGCGGCGACCTTGTTTGGATTACTAGATAACGGAGGTACAATCTAATGAAAAAGCAAAAAATGTTAAAGTTGACCGCTTTTCCATCCAATCCTGTTATTGAAAACGCTTTCTCTGCACCAGTGACTCACTCAGGTGAAGTCTCTGTTGTCTTTAAGGGAAAGAATGTTTCAATTCACGGATGGGATGGTTCATCTTGGTCGACAATCTACACGTGGAACTCTTTAGATCCACAATATCAATTCAACAACACTTACCAAAGCTACTATCTCAAGTCGCTTACCGGTTCCGAAGAGACTATCAATGTTTCTTTTTTCTCAGCAGAATCTTACCAAGGGTCCACTCCTTTGTTAGTAGGAATCGATAGAGGCACGAAGCTTTATGATATCGACGAAGTCCCTATCTATACAGCTGATGATCACAACAAGATGCTTACAGTCATGTCTAATGGCTCATTGGCTTGGCTATTGGCAAACGAGTCGTTCATCGTCCCAGAGGAAGGCGGTTCATCGTCTACTCCAACCGGCGCTGGAACGTTCTTGGAAGAGTTTACAATGTTTGGAGGAGGAGCACTCACTGATGGCGTTCTTTCGACATCTGCTGTGACCCCTTCTTACTACAAGAAGTCTGGAATGGTTGCTCCGAGCACAACTGCAACAACAGCAGTGTTCTCAATGTGGTTCAATCCAGAACAATCTCAGATGGGACTATATTCGGATCAACACTATCCATCGGAAGTTGACTTTGGACTAAGAATGTTTAGTTCTTCGCTTCTCCACATTTCAACTCCAATCGGTGGAGCAAATGGGGTCACTTTGTCAACACCGCTAACTCTCAATGAGTGGCACCATGCCTTAGTTACTGTTGAAACGGATATCGCTTACACTTCTACCAGCTCTAAATCTATGACTGTAAAGTTGTTTATTGACGGTCAAGAAGTCTACACCAAAACCGGAAACTCTTCTTCTAAGAGAATTAGAGCTTACGCTGGGATCGCTAATGGAACTAAGCACTACATAGGTGCTGAGAACTACAACGGTTCTGTAAGCTATAAAGGTAATGGGCAATTTGACTTCATGGAGTGGGTTGATGATGTTACACTATCCGACGCTCAAATCTTGGCTATGTATAATAGCGGGACACGAGGTTGGTCTGTAGCCGATGCAGCTGCTTATGAAGAGGAACAAAGCGGCGGCGGAAACGTCATTGCTGGAACTTTTATCGAAGAACTAACATCAGCTTCTAACAACCTCAGTAATGGTGCATTGATTACAAACAATGTGTTTGTGAAACCAGCTAATGCTTCTGTTACTTTGGTGTCCCTAGACACAGATGGTATCGTTGACTTTAATGTCGACGGCACAAGAACTGAGGAAGAAATGACTCTTTCTATGTGGTTCAATCCTGATAGCACAAGTTGGACTGGTTGGAAATACATAGCAGGTAACGCAGCAGATTCGAATAACGAGTTCCGTCTTGCGATATCTAAAGATGGCTCCGGTAACATAGAATTTAAAACAATTTTGTGGGACTTGTGGACAGGTTCTCCAAAGGGTATCAGTAGCAAGCCGTTTGTTGCAGGCGAATGGACGCATCTTGCAATGACTTGGAGCTACAACGGCTCGACATATGACCTGAAGCTTTTTGTTGATGGTGTTAAGTGTGGAGAATTATTAAACCAAAATAGAAATCTCATGAAGATGGCTTCGAATAGAAACTTCGCATTGGGTGCTCTTGCTTTTGGTGGATCCGTAACTGGTAGTTCTCTACCTTGTTCTATAGATTCAGTTCAGATTAAGTCTGGAACTGCACTAACTGATTCACAAGTTGCTGCTATTACTGGACAAGCTGATCGTCAAATGTCTATCGAGACTGCTGCGCAAGGTTAATCTGGTTAATTTCAATTAAACTTTGAAGTGACTTGTCCTTGAGCCAAATTGGTTCAAGGGCATTTTCTTTTTAAGCTCCCTTTTGGAGTTTTGTTTATCGCTACACTATTTAAAGGAGAAAAGAATTCTAGGAGAAAATTGATGTCAAACATGCTAGAGCAGGCGATTGCCGACGCAGCTGCGTTGCGAGAACAAGCCATTAAAAATGCAGAGCAATCTGTTATTGAAAAATACACTCACCAAATTAAGGAAGCTGTTGATGTAATGCTGGAGAATAAAAACCTCACAGCAGCCAACTCTATGATACAAGAAGCAGAAGAAGAGCTAAACGAAGAAGCAGACGCAATGCCCGCATCTTTCGCAGGCGGACAAGAAGGTGCAACAATAGAAGCACCACCAGCTTGGGACTCTCGCTATGACGACATGTCAGTTAAGTTCAATGCTCTTGTTGACTCTTTACCTCAAACAAGCGACGGCATGATCGATCTCGATCTCGGCGAGTTTGAAATGTCAGCAGAGGAAGAAGAAGCATTGGGTGGCTCAGACGATGATGCTCTTGGTGGCCTTGATGCTCCCTCAGAGCCCGCAGGAGACCTTGCAGCAGAACCAGAGGGTGATGACACCTCCGGTGGTGATGAAAGCCTTGACGACCTATTGGCAACCCTCCAAGAAGGAAAAGAAATAAACGAAGAAGATGTGCAACTTGATGAGATCCTCAACATGTTAGAAGAAGAGCTTCACATCGATGACGATGATATTTACAGACCAACAGGTCATCCAGGACCAATGGACGTTGAAGCAAGAAAGAATAAGGATCTAGCACTTGCACGAGACGAACAAGAGTTGGAAGAAGAATCAGAAGAAGAGTCTTCAGAAGAAGACGATTCAGCTGAATCAAAACAAACAGAATTATATGAGACAATTGAAGCCCTCGCCAAGCAAAATGAAGCAATGGCAAATGTGCTCGAAAAACTCGAGACACATTTAGATGAGGCTTTATTGTCCAACGCAAAACTTTTATACCAGAACCGCACTCTGGGTGATGCCTCCCTGAATGAGCGACAAAAGTCAAAAATTGTCGATGCCATCGCAAACGCGGAGTCTACGAAGGAAGCTAAACAACTTCACGAGACACTCAAAGCTACAGTGGGATCAACGCCTAACAGCAAGAAAGGTCCACAATCACTTAGCGAGACAGTCAACCGAAGATCGAACTTAAGTTCTATGTTGAATTCGAGACAAAACATTAACGAAAACAAGCAAAGCAAAGATCCATTTTTGGAGAAAATGCAAAAGCTTGCAGGCATAAAATAATAACTTTAAGGAGAAATAAAATGTCTATTATTGAAACTCTTACAGAAGGGATGGTACACCGCAACATGCAACAAGAAGGTGCATCACTTTTGAATAAATGGTCACAGACTGGTCTTTTGGAAGGCTTGTCTAACGACGAACAGAAGGCTGGCATGGCTCGTCTTTTGGAAAACCAAGCTCGCGAATTATTGCGTGAGTCTAACACTATGGCTGGTGGCGACGTTGAAGGTTTCGCTGCTGTTGCTTTCCCAATCGTCCGTCGTGTATTCGCTGGATTGATTGCAAACGATTTGGTTTCTGTACAACCAATGTCTTTGCCTTCTGGTTTGATCTTCTTCATGGATTTCACATTCGGATCAGAATTAGGTGGTCGTGAAGCTGAAGCTCGTTTGGGTCAAAACTCTGACGATTCAATCTACGGTCAAGGGATTGTTGGTTCTGAAGTAACTGGTGGTGTTCAATTGAACTCTAACTCTTTAGACAAGCAACCATATGGTTTTGCAGCTGCTTATTCTTCACCAACTGGTTCTTTCAACACGACACAACTAGTTGCTACCACAAATTACGTTGTCTTGAACGACGTTCAGTCTGGACCACTTGATGGTTCTGCAACTGCTTTGTTGACAACAGACCCTGCTGGTCCTACAAGCGATTTGTTGAAACTTATTGAATTTGACGCAGACGTAATCGCAGAAACTGATGCAAATGCTGGCCAAACTGCATACTTCTTGGCTTTGACTTTGGCTAAATCTGATGTTGAAACCGCTGCAGATAGAATCAACATGCAACAATTGTCTCAACTTCACGCTCCAATTGCAACCTTTAATGCTGCAGGGACACCTGTTTCCAATTCAGACTCAGATGGTGTTTTGAACTTCAAGCAAGTTCGACGCTTAACTAAATATGATCGTGCAACTGATAAGTTCACATTTATCTACGTTGGAACAACAGATATTACAACATTGGGTCGAATTGACTTAGCGGCTGCTGCAATCAGCAATACGGATGGTGTTGAAAAAGTTGCTAAAGCTTCTTATCCAACTGAAGATACTATTGATAATAGTGCGACTGGTGGTGCTGGCTCAATAGCTGGTGGAGCCAATTGGGCACTCGAAGGGACAGGTGAGATCCCAGAGATCGACATCAAAGTTGACTCAATCGCAATCACAGCGGTAACCAAGAAGTTGAAAGCAAAGTGGACTCCAGAATTGGGTCAAGACTTGAACGCTTACCACAACTTGGATGCTGAAGTAGAATTGACCTCTATCCTTTCTGAGCAAATTGCTCTTGAAATCGACCGTGAAATCTTGTCTGACTTGGTTAACGGCGCAACTGCTGGAACTTTCTACTGGTCTCGTTCACCTGGAATGTTTGTAAACCGTTTGACTGGTGCTGAAGTTGGAGCTAGCACAACTGCCCCTGACTTCACTGGTACTGTTTCAGAATGGTATGAAACTTTGATCGAAACTATCAACGACGTTTCTGCACAAATCCATCGTAAGACTTTGCGTGGCGGTGCTAACTTCTGCGTTGTTTCACCTGAAGTTGCAAACATTCTTGAGTTTACTGCTGGTTTCCGTGCAAACATCACTGCTGACGCTGACAAAGGCGACATCGGCGCAGTTAAGGTTGGTTCTTTGAACCGTAAGTTCGACGTTATCGTTGATCCTTACTTCCCACGTAACGCAATCTTGGTTGGTCGTAAAGGTTCTTCTTTCTTGGAAAGTGGATATGTTTACGCTCCTTACGTGCCATTGCAAACAACTCCAACTATCTTTGGACCTGAAGACTTCGTTCCTCGTAAAGGTGTTATGACACGTTACGGAAAGAAGATGGTTCGTCCGGATATGTACGGATTGGTTGTCGTTCGTGATCTTCTTGGTGGCCAAGGCGCAGAATAAGCCTTTTCCACAAAGGAAATACAAAACCCCTTCTCTTCGGAGTTGGGGTTTTTTTGTTTTTAAGAGGTAAGACTACTATTTATTGAGAACAAAAACAATTGGAGCACATCAATGAAAGCCACAAAAGCAACTAATAAATCATTTAAGAATCTTGTTTCTAAAACTAGATCAAACAAGAGATTGGTTCCAAACCAAAATTTTGGAGAGACTATAATTCCAATCGGATCCGATGATTTGTTTGTTCAACTTCCAAGTCTATCTGCTACTTACACCTACAACATCATCAATACAGACGAGATGGCAGGCGCCATTACTCTCAAAACATCAGGCGGAGCATCGCTTAAAGGTCTAACCTTGAATCACATTGGTGGAACCTTATCTATCACTCCAGTGCCTCAAGGAACAACATCATTCGAAATGGGAAGCGATGTCAAAGATGGTTGCTTCATTCAAACATTATCAAACGGAAACAACTGGTTTATTTGGTCTGTTGCGACCCATGGAACATTAGGAATTGGCCAAGATGGCAATGACGATGCAGCACCGCCGTCGTCGAGCACCACTCAGATTTCAGCACCTGTAACTTTAAATCCTATTCAAACAAATACAACTTTCTCACCAGAAGCAAACTTTGAAGCACGACACTCAATCATCTTCTCAGGTGATGCAGAGCCAGGAGCAACAATTGTCATCTCTGAAGGATCAGGATTTGTCGATGACATTTCAGTAGTTGTGGGAGAAGATGGAACGTGGAGCACGAATGAAATCACAGATTTAGAAAATGAAGACTACACTTTCACCTTCACACCATCAGTCGGAGAAGCCGCAATAGATCAAGAGTTTGCCAGTGACGATGGAGTTCTTAGTTTCACAACACCTACGAGCTTTACAGTAGAGCGTGGAGAGGCTTATGATTTCTCAATCGGAGCATCAGCCATAGATACTAACAATGTTGCAATCACTCCATTCAACATTGACAATTCACAATACAACACAGGTCTTGCTCACGGAGCAACGTTTGACATTGTTTACAGCTTTACACATAACGGCACACCTTACACAAGAACGGTGAGCGGAGTTGTCGAGGACACAATCGCACCTGCCAAACCAACGATTGCATCAGCTACTTTCGATGCAGTGAACATCAACGACTTCACAGCAACAGGAAATGCCGAAGACGGATCAACAGTTGAAATTTTCTTTGATGGTGCCTCTCAAGGGACCGTTACTGCGACAGGAGGAACATGGACGTTTACCAAGACCTTCACATTCCTTCAAACATTTAACATCACGGCTCAAGCAACCGATGCGCAAAACAATATCAGCGAAGAATCAGATCCAACGAGCGTTGTTTATTCTCCTCCAACTCTTACTAGGCCAACTTTGGCGATTGATAATGCTCCTGCAAACACATGGTCAAACCAAACAAACCCAATTCAAATCTCAGGAACAACAGATGCAGGTTCAACTATTGTAATCAAATCTGGAAATCAAACTGTTACACCTCAAAGCGGACCTACATATGTGGGTGCCGATTGGTCAGCAACAATCAATGTTGCAGATGAATCAAACTCATCTCTTACAGTCGAGGCTTCTCAAGCTAACTCTAACAGCCCTTCTCCATCAATTACAAAAACTCTATTGATCGATCGTGTAGATCCAGTAATCAGCGGAACACCTTTGGGAGCTCTAACGATCTATCTTGGAAATATCGGAACAAACAATGACAACATTCCAACAGCAACAGATTTCTCTTCAGCAACTGTCACTTCTGATTGGTCGACTCAAGTTGATGCAACCGAAGGTGCAAAGACAGTTACTTACACTGCTACTGATGCTGCTAGCAACTCTGCAACCACAACAAGAACAGTGAACGTCTCAACCGAAGTCATTGTCCCAGAAGATTTAACAGTCGCAACAGGTGTTGGAACAGCAACGATTTCCGGAGTTGTTTCTGGAACTTATGCAGACAACCTTGTTGTTAAGATTTACGTCACAGATGGTAATGGACTCGAAACAGTTTACCAAGAAAGTGGCACAGATGTTGAGTTCCCCGTCAATTCTGGTGTGTTTAGTGCGCCTTTGACTTTGAGTGCAGATGATTACACATTCCATGCAACAACGGTCAATTCAGAAGATGAAGAATCAAGCCCAAGCCAAGAAACGAGTCAAGTAACCATTGCTGCAGCACCAGACACAGTTATTCCGGTAATTACTCTATTGGGTAATGCATCAGAATCCTTTGAAGAAGGCGGAAGTTATTCAGATGCGGGAGCCACTGCCGAAGATGATGTTGATGGAGATATCACTTCCGATATAGTCACCACAATTGTAGATGCTTCTGACGTTACTGCTGTTTTGGATTCAACCACTGCGCCTGGGGTTTACACTATTAGGTATGACGTTAGCGATTCTTCTAATAATGATGCCGTTACGGTCACGAGAACAGTGGAGGTTGTAGCAGCCGCTAGCTTCTTAGAAGACTTAAGCAGCATTATCCTACATGGTAATGCAACTATCTCTTCAGGCATATTCTCTAGAAACAAAGTCGGCGTTGGTGGAGTACATGGTGCGAATTTCAATTTAGAAGATGAAAGCATTGTTGCTTTTAATCCAGATGGTACTCGAGTTGAGGAAGAACTTACTGTTTCTTTTTGGTTTAAACCTGATGAGACGTGGGCCGATAATTGGTACTACATTGGTGGGCACAGCCGAGGCACTGGTACTGAATTTAAACTGGCTGTTCGCGACAATGGTGGATTTCTTGAGTTTCGAAGCATCTTTTTTAGCGGAACTCAATACAAAAACTCCCCTAGCACCAGTGCGCTGAATGTGGGTGAGTGGTATCACCTTGCCGTAACATATTCTGCAAATGGTTCAAATCATGATTTAAAGATGTTTGTAAATGGAGAAAAGGTACAAGAAGATTTGAACTTAACCGGTAATCTCATGAAGATGACGAATGCAACCAAAGATTTTGCACTCGGAGGATACACCTCTGGAGATGCCGTTGGTGGAAACTCTCTTAATCACTCTTCTGATTCGTGGCAAATTGCTTCTGGGACAGCCTTGACAGAATCACAAGTTGCAGCCATTTATAATCAAAGCGATCGACTGATGACTATTGCAACCGCAGCAGCGCTACCAAATGCGGCAGACGCATTTATAGAAGATAATGCTGGGGCATTAGCGGTGACAGCCGATGCTGATTTGTTTGATGATTCCGGTAACATCATATTTAGAAACTTTCCTCCAGGAGCGACGACAGCAGGTTATGCACAAGGAGATTGGAGTGACTATGTGACCTATAGTGGTGGATCTTTTAGCTACACTTCCATGACTATTTCTCTATGGTTCAATCCAAAAGAGCATTTTACTTCCAACAACCTCACCACCATGAGACTATTTTCCTCTAGAGAGACATCTGGAACAGATGGAGTTCAACTTTTGGTTAAGAGATCAAGCACAAATTTCTATACCATTCAGCTTAGCTACTACTATAACGGTGCTTGGAGAACCAAAAACCTTAATGGAAATTCCGGAGAGTCAGCAGCCTCCTTCGCTATCGACTCTTGGAGACACATAGTGGCAGTCTTCGATGGAAGTGATATTTTAGTTTTCCTTGATGGAGTTTACAGTGCCGGTGTAGCAGGCTTTTCTGTCTCAAACCAGTTGACCGAATCCCTGATAGGTTCTCCGAACGATTCATCCGCGACCTTTACGCTTGGGGCATCAAACGATGGGTCCAATACGGTTGATAAGAATGTCTACATTGATTCAGTTGAGATAGCAGAGAATTTGACCATAGATGCATCCCAAGCCACAACTCTTTTCGCAGACTCAACAAGACAGACATCCATTAGAGATGTGTAGAGAAAATACATAAACAAACTATTTAATAACAAAAGGAACTCAAAACAATGGCTAAAATCGCAAGAACACCATTTAACGCTGCTCGATGGCTTACAAAGAACATCTCGGCTTCATCACAAATCTCAAGCAAGCTTACCGGCTATTGTTTATTTGTAACTGCTGATACTGCAGTCGTCGATCTTACAGTTAACTACGCCGATAAAGGATCTTACATGAAAATCATCTTAGCTGATGATTCATCTTATGATGTAAATTTAATTCTACCAGCAATGGAAGGTGTTGCAATCTACGATGATAGCGGAGTCGGCATTGTGTCACTTGGCGATGGTGGCGAAACAACACTGACACTGCCCGCTGGTGCAACTGCTGGATCTTATATCGATTTGATTTGCGATGGAGACAAGTGGTATGTTCAAGCAATGACTCACGGCGTGACGTGGTCACAATCAGTTTAAAAAATTAGGAGAATAACATGGCTAGTAATAGAAAGAAGATGAAAAGAAGAATGATTAGAGAGCGAGCTCTTGCTGCAAAAGCACGATCTAATCAAGTAAAAGAAGTTGCTGAAAAAGTAATGGAAAAGATTGCTGAAGTTACAACTGAAGTAAAAGAAGAAGTTGTGGAAGCAGCAGAATTGGTCGCAGAGAAGATCGAAGAAGTAAAAGAAGAAATTGTAGAGGCTGCAGAGGAAGCCAAAGCGGTGACTGAAGACGTTATCGAAGAAGCGCTGGAAGCTGTTGAAGAAGTGAAAGAGAAGAAAGCAAAGCGCAAGACAACAAAGAAGAAGTCAACTAAAAAATCCTCAAAGAAAAAAGATTAAGTTTGTTTCATTAACCTCCTTTCCCTCGAACACTTGGTGCTCGGGGGTTTCCTTTTATTTTGACTATTTAGTAAGACGGAGGATTTACTATGGCATTCCCAACATTAACACCGGCATCAACGACATCGGCCATCACATTACCAGAAGATGGAGTTGAAGCAGATGTTGTATCAACACTAGCGATTGGTTTCTACTCAACTGACGCATTTTTATCTGGTGCTGCTTCTCAAGTAGCCTATACTCACAAGCGACTTGGTGGAGATGTCTTAGACATCGAATTGACCGCCAAGAACGTCTATAACCACTACGAGGAAGCATGTTTAGAGTATTCTTACATAGTTAACCTTCACCAAGCTAGAAACGCCTTAGGAAGCGCCCTAGGCTCTCCTACAGGGTCGTTTGATGAGAAGGGTGCACTCACTGATGGTGAAAACATTGCTTTAAAATATCCAAAGTTTCAATTTGACTACGCATTTAAGATCGCAGACAAGTTCTCAACTGAATCAGTTGTGGGTGGAACTACTCCAATCTATTCTGCATCATTTGACATTACCGCTCTACAGCAAGACTACGATCTTCAAGAGATTGTTGAAGACCTTTCCGCTGCAGATCCTACGCTTCCATTTGCAGATGCAATAGGAGACGGAGATAAGAAATATAGAATTAAGATTCGTCAAATGTTTTATGTAACTCCTCGACAGATGTGGAGATTTTATGGCTACTATGGTGGCTTAAACGTCGTTGGTAACTTCCACAACTACGGACAGTATGCTGATGGCTCTACGTTCGAAGTCGTCCCTGCGTGGCAGAATAAGCTGCAAGCAATGGCTTATGAAGACCACCTTTACACGAGAACATCTCATTATTCTTACGAGATTATCGACAACAAGCTCAGATTATATCCAATGCCCGATAGTGTTACATGTAAGACCTTTTGGTTTAGATTCTCAATTGATGGCGGAAACCAAGCATTTGAAGAAGGAGAGTATGACTCCGGACTCAATGGTGTCAACAACATGAACACAATGCCGATGGAGAACCTTCCTTACGAAAGCATTAACTCAATTGGTAAACAATGGATTCGACGATTCTCGTTGGCTCTTTCAAAAGAGACTCTCGGACAAATCCGAGGAAAGTTTGGAGGCAATGTTCCAATTCCTGGAGACAACATCCAACTTAATGCATCAGACCTTTTGTCTCAAGCATCTGCAGAGCAGACAGCTTTACGTGAAGAACTCAATAAGCAACTTGATGAGATGCTTTATGCTAAATTGGCAGAGACCGATAAAGCAATGGTTGAAAACGCGGACGCAATTGTAAGCAAGACGCCGTTAAAGATCTTCGTGGGGTAACATAGATGTCAGAATGGGAAAGACCAACTCAACCACCATCTCCAATGTTCTTTGGAGAGAAAGAAAAGAACCTTGTCAAACAAATAAATGATGAGATTATCGAGAGAGTTGTCGGTCAACAAGTACTTTACTTTCCAATAGATGTGGATTCGACAGATTTCCACCCTATTTATGGAGAAGCAATCGAGAAAAACTTCTTGCATCCAATTAGAGTGTTCGCTTTAGTTGAATTTCAAGGGGTCGAGACTTCGGACATGGAAAACATTGCTCTAGATAAGGCGACGAAGATCAAAGTCAACTTCCACAAGAGAAGATTGACAGAAGATCAAAACTTATTTGTTAGAGAAGGTGATTTCGTTCGTTTCGGAGAAATCTTTTACGAGATTGTGAAGCTACTCGAGCCAAAAATCCTATTCGGGCAACCTGAAACAAGATTTGAAGTTGGCGCAGAGTGTATAAGAGCAAGAGACGGACTATTCAATGCAGGCTAACAACGAAATCTCACATCCATCAACTCTCGAGAACATCGACACGGCAATTTATCGATTCATCGACGAGACGCTAAGTCCTCATACGGTTACAAACGCTGGTCGAGAGAAGGTTAATGTTTTGTGGATGGGAACCGAAAGAACGTTTCAGATCAAAAACAACAAAGAGCTAAGAGATAAGGTTGGAAAGCTTCGTTTACCATTGATTACTGTTTCTAGAGCTAGTATCTCTAGAGACGATGCATTCAAAGGTTCAGTCCAAGCAGCTTATGTTGGAGACGGTGAAAGAATTGTTATCCGCAAGGTTATCCAACAAGACAAAACACAAAATTTTCAGAACGCTTCTAGGAAGCGTCAGGAAATGGGTGACGATACGGGACCTGTTTCAACAAAAAAGATTGTCTACGAGACAATTTCAATCCCAAAACCAACTTATTTGACTTGCATGTTCGAGGTCAACATAAGAACAGAATATCAACAACAGATGAATCACCTTCTTCCGTTGTTCATGAATAGCATGAAAAACTATTTCATCATTGAAAACAATGGCTATCAATACGAAGCTTTTATCCAAGACGACTATGGGCTTAACAGCAATCAGGCAAATCTTGGTCAAGACGAAAGAATGTTTAATGCAAAAGTCCAGATCAAAGTCCTTGGTTACATCAACGGAAACGACCTCGAAAGCAATGAACCGCTTATCAAGAGACAGGAGTCCATCGTTGAAGTCAAGATCTCCAGAGAGCGTGTCATTGTGGGAGATGAAAAGCCTTGGAATAAGAACGGTGAGAAATACCGAGATTTATGACTTTGGGGTTTCAGAGGACTATTTAATAAGAAATGAATATTTAAAGGAGAATTCTAAATGCCTACCAAGTTTGACTTTTTGTCTCCAGGAATTGAACTGAGAGAAATCGACCAATCAGCTATCGCTGCAGTTCCTGAGAATGACGGGTTATTATTGATCGGACGAGCCAAGAAAGGCCCCGCAATGAAGCCAATTAAGATTACCTCATTGGCGGACTTCCAATCTGTCTTTGGAACCCCGATGGACGGAGTTAAACGCGGTGACCCATGGCGTGAAGGAAACACCGGTGGTGGTGGCTGGGCTGCATATGCTGCTGAAGCTTACCTTGCTGCTGAAGTTGGTCCCGTTAAATTTATCCGCTTGGCTGGTGTTGCTTCTGATGACGCTGCTACTGATGATAATGAAAAAGCTGGATGGTTTGTTCCAACAAACACTGATACTGCTTTAGGCACTGGAATCTCTGCAGAAGAAGACATCGAAGGCGCAATTGGAATCTACGTTGCTGAAGATGCTGACTTGACCGGGACGGTTGCTGCAAATGCGAATTTTACATTCAGTGATTACACAACAATCGTTGATAACAGTGTTATGACAATTCAATACGTAGACACTGCTGGTGCCACTCAATCATTCACAGTTGAATTTTACGATACAGCCTCTGGGACACCATTGGGAACAAGCACGGTTAATGTTGGACTAGATTATACAACAACCCCAACAGCGGAAAACTTCAGAGATGCATTTGTTCTTGCTTCCACGTTTTTTCCTGCTTCTTCTGTAACAGCAGCGGATGGCAGCGGAAATAATGATGCAGATATCACCATGGTGGCATTGGGGACTATCGGAGACTCAAAAACAATTACAACAACTTTTACCACATCAGCAACCTTCGCTGGTGGTGTAGATGCAACGGATCTGAATGGTGTTCTTGCTGCAATCATTTACTCAAGCGGCTCAAACGTTACTTTGAGCGGAACTGCTCGAGATGGAACCACCTCTCTTACCGATAAGACTGCGCACGCAATCAAGCCTACTAATGGCAGCTGGAGCGCAAAATTAGACAACGGAACATCCAATGATGACTTTGCTTTCAACTTCAACTTTGAACCAACTTCGCAAAACTTTATCCGAAATGTTTTAAGCACGGATGCAACTTTGTTTGGCAGTGGCTGGAACGGACACAAAATCTTCTTGGGCGAATCCTTCGAGAACAACGTCAATCGATTGAGCGGAAACCTCGTTGCATGGACTGCGGCTCTTAAAGAAACTAACAAGAACTTTACAGACCATCGCGTTGAGCTTTCACCAGCAAAGACTGGGTGGTTCATTGGATCAAAAGCATCTAACTACAAGCGCTTGTTCCGACTTGCTGCTTTGGATGAAGGTTCAGACTTCCACAAGTCTCACATCGTTCGAATCAAAGACTTGCGTAAGGCAACAACTGTTCGACCAGAAGGTTCTTTCACAATCGAAATTGCTCGTGCTGGACAACGTCCTTCTGAGTATGTCGAGAAGTTCGCAAATGTTACTTTAAACCCAGACTCTCCAAATTACATCTTAAAGAAAATCGGAGACCTCAAACAAGAGTGGAATAGCTCCACAGGCAAGATTGTTTCTACCGGTTCATTTAACAATGAATCCAACTTGATTCGTGTTGAACTTGCAGAAGGCGGAGTCAATAAGACCGACCTTCCTCTTGGTTTCTTGGGACCTGCTGAAATTGATGCTGCAACAGTTGCTGAAGCAGATAGCACAAATCAGAATGGCTTCGTTCGTGGTGCACAATCATTACCAGGCGGAACGGCATCGCAATTAGTCGACGGATTATTCACCGGTGACTCAATCACTGTCTCTTGGCCGACTCACCAATTAAGTGTCGCAAACTCTTCTGCAAATGGCGCGAACTATGCTCCAACTGCTTTGCACGGATTGTCTTACGAGGCTCAACGTGGAAACGAAGACTTCGCAGACATCGGAATTCTTAAGTCATTTTATGACCCGCATCTAGCATACACCGCAGCAGCAGCCGATGCTGCCTATGTCTTCTCTTTGGAGAGAATCGACGAAGATGGAACAACCGGAACTTACTATCACACCAATGCTTTCGTAGTGGCTTTTGATGATTCATCAACTGGTGCTCTTGTGACTGGAATCAAGCAATTTGCTGCTCCATTCTTTGGTGGAACCGATGGTGTCGACATTACCATTGAGAACCCATTTAACAACACTGAGCTTTCAACTGGTTACGCAAAGTACTCAATGGAATCTGCAATCTCTCAGGTTGCTGACTATTACACAAGTCGCTATGACTTAATTTCAATTCCTGGTGTTACCAACTCTGCTATCAACTCTTTACTTGTTCGTCAAACTGAAGAGCGTGGAGATGCGTTGGCAATCATCGACATGAAAGGAATCTTTGTAAGCGAGGTTGATAACGGTAATGGAGAAGAAACCGGTTCTGTTAGAGAAATGGTTTCAACTGCAGAGAGCGGAATCGTTGCTTCATCTTATGCTGCCGCTTACTATCCAAATGTGCGCATTGCAGACGTGTCAAGCGGCCGTGGAAGCGTTTTGATGGCTCCTCCTAGTGTTGCTGCCATTGGAGCCATTGCGAAGTCTGAGGCGGTCTCACAGCCTTGGTTTGCTCCTGCTGGATTTAACCGTGGCGGACTTGCTCCTCTCGGTGGAACTGGTGGCGCAAGCGTCGTTGGAACTCTTGAGCACTTGAGCAAAGCTGATCGTGATGACCTTTACAATGTTAACATTAACCCAATCGCTCGATTCCCTGCAACAGGTGACACTGTTATCTTCGGACAGAAGACTCTTCAACCAACTGATACTGCTTTGGATCGCATCAACGTTCGTCGAATGATGATCTACTTGAAGAAGCGCATCGGTGGAATCGCAGACCAATTCTTGTTCGAACAAGGCGTTAAGGCAACTTACGATAGCTTTAAGGCTCAAATCAACCCAGTTCTCTTGCAAGTAAAAAATGAGTTTGGGATCACAGACTATAAAGTTGTTCTTGATGAATCTACAACCACGCCAGACTTACAAGACCGCAACATCATGTATGCCAAAGTCTTCGTTAAGCCTGCAAAAGCAATCGAATACGTCGTAATCGACTTTGTCGTTACCCAAAGTGGCGTTGAATTCTAATAGACACTAATTACAGATAAATAGGAGATTTTAAATCATGGGATTTTGGACAAAAAACACAACAGAGCCTAAAAGAAACTTTCGATGGAGAGTTACAATGGACAACATAACCAATTATGATGGCGTTGACAGCAAAGCAGTTTGGTGGGCAAAGACAGTTGACACACCCAGCTACACAGTCACGGATGTAACCCATTCGTTTTTTGATAACGAATATAAGTTTCCAGGTCGTGTGCAATGGCAAGATGTGAACATGACATTGGTTGATCCAATCTCTCCGAACGCCGCATTTATTACCAATCAAATAATTTTAGATTCTGGATATTCTATCAAGAGTCAAGATCAATTCAATGGAAGTAATCCAAGAGCAGGAGCCTTTGGTCCGACATCTATCACTAAGTCTGGTGCAAATGCAGCAGTAGGTATAGTCACGATTGACATCTTCGCTGGTAACGGAAGCGTTGTTGAGTCATGGCAAATGAATAACCCATTTATTACTTCAGTTAAGTTCTCAACTCTTGATTACACAAACGATGACATGAGAACGATTGACTTGACTTGGAAATACGACTGGGCAATTTGTGCAAGCGGAGATGGTGAAAATGGCACCCTCGGCACCCAATTTGAACCTGGTAAATAACAAGGAGTCTTAGATGTCCTTCTGGACTGGTAATAGTCTTGAACCAAAAAGAGCCTATCGCTTCCGAATTAAAGGAGGATCGATAGGTCTTGGTAAAGATACTAGTGGAACTTGGTGGAATGCAAAAAAGGTCGATAAGCCTTCTTTCACCATTAATTCAAATAAGTATCGATTGATTAACCACGAAATCAACGTTCCCGGCATCGTCTCGTGGAATCCTATAACTATCGAACTTGCAGATGTCGGAAAGACAATTAATGTAATTCTTGGCGAACTAGGAGAAATCGGCGGTTATAATCCAAACGACCTCTCGAAAGACAAAGGTATAGCGAAGTCTTATGAGAATGGAATCTTAAAAGCTTTCTTTATCGAACAACTGAATGGCAATGGAGAAGTTATTGAGAAATGGTCCCTCGAAGGAGCTTTCATTTCAGAAGTTAGACTTAGCTCCCTTGACTATGGATCGGATGAAATCATTTCGATCACATTAACAATCACATATGATTATGCTTACCTAGACTAATGGAGGATTAATGAGCAGAAATTCAGACCGGTTAGGCCTTAATAGCCAACCAGAAACAGGCGAGGCACCGCCACAAATGTTCAACCCATTGAGCTTTACAGCTCCAACAGAATTCGTTGACTTACCATCAAAAGGGATTGGGTATTCAAAAGAGCATCCCCTGCACGGCAAAGACATGATCGAAATTAGATACATGACGGCAAAAGATGAAGACACTCTATCAAACCAATCTTTGATTAAAAAGGGAGTTGCTCTTGAGAGATTGCTTGAAAACATCATTCTCGACGACGAGGTTAGCCCTCTAACGCTTCTTATCGCCGACCGGAATGCAATCCTTATCCAAGCTCGTGGAACGGCTTACGGCTTTGATTACGAAGCTCGTGTGAAGTGTCCAAATTGTGACACAAATAACACGATGATGTTTGACCTTCGTAATCCGGAAGTAACAGGTGGCATCCAGCCCGATCAAGATATCGTTAAGCTAACAGATAATGGCGTGTTTACGACAAAGCTTCCATTCTCAAAGTTCAACATCAACTTTCGTCTTGCAAATGGAATCGAAGAATCAAAGATTGCTCAAGTACTTATCAATGATAAGAAAGAATTCTCAATCTCAGAGCAATACAAAGAGATGATTCTTTCAATCGAAGGACATTCGGATAAAGAGGTCATCAATCAATTTGTCGATAACATGCCAATGGCAGACTCAGTTCATTTTAAAATGTGCCTCAAGCACGCAACACCCTCGGTCAACATCTCCGAGACTCTCGTTTGCAAAAATTGTTCTCACGAACAGGAGGTTCAGGTTCCATTCGGGACCGACTTTTTTTGGCCTAACTCCTAAAGCAATGGAGGGCATCTATGAAGGATTCTTTATTCTGAAACATTTCGGAGGATGGTCTTTCACGGAAATGCACTCATTACCCATTGGTTTGAGGACTTGGTTTATCGAAAGACTGAAGAAACAGTTCGAAGATGAAGCAAAAGAGATGAAGAAAGCCCAGAAGCGATAAACACGCTCTGGGTTTTGTTGCTTGAACTATTTAGTTCATAACACGAGGGATTGCAAATGGCTGAAGATAAAAAAGAAGGCGAAGGGTCTGTTGAGCAGACTGAACTCGAAAAAAAGAGCAAAAAAGAACTTATCGAAATAATTGAAAAGTTAATCGATAAAAAAAAGGACCTAAGGGGCTTAGGTGCCGACCAATTAAAGCAACAAAAAGAAATGAATGAGCTCCTCAGGGCAAATGCTAATTACCTTGGAGACCTAACTGAGCGAAATAAATTAAATGTAGAAATCTTAAAACAACAAGCAGATATGGAAATGCGAAGCTTGATTGAAAAAGGGCAATTGGATGATGAACAAAGAAGCAACATCTTGGATGGCCTAGACGAGATCGAAAAATATGGAACATCTCAACTTTTAGCAAATGCAAGCATAAGCAAAGAATTAGAAGGTATAATAGAGAAGCTAAAAGAAGAATCTAAGATAAAGCGCGGATCCGCACTGATTGATAAAGCTGGAATTACAATTCACAAAGACATTGCTAAAACCCTTGGAATCAAAGTAAAGGTTCAAGACACCTTTCTTGGTCAACTTGG